CCGAACCTACACTAATAACATTGTCAGGGTATAGCCGTACAGGTGTATTAGAAGATTGCCAAATACCTTTAGAAGAGCCACAACAATGGTTTACATCTAACCTTAAAGAGATTACAGAAAAGTTAATAGAGCCATTTGATTTGAAGTTGGTTATAGACCCACTAATAGCGCAATATGTAAATATAAATTACGCAAATGTTGAGGCTAAAGAAACACAAAGTATTAAAGATTTTTTAGCAAAAATAGCAAGTCAGAAACACGTTATTCTTACCCATGATGAATTTGGAAACGTAAGATATACAAAGGCTAGAGTAGGCAGTGAAACAACTACAGATGATACACTAACAACGGTTACAGTTACACCAGTGGCGGCAGACATAGACGGTGCGGCAGACTATAACGCACAAAGGATAGTAGTAGCGGTTACTTATGAGCCAGTATTTACATTTAATGGCACTAATCCAAATACTAAAATAAAGCTAGTTACCAACGGTCAAAACATGCACAGCACTATATCGGTTGTAAAGCAAAGTGATGTGGTAGATGTGCAACAGGTAGTAGATGCTACTATTCCTAACCCATACGTGCAATCAGTTTATAGACCTAATGTAAGCGTACAATCTGCAAGCACAGGAGGGGATGTACCAATTACGGCAAGAAATATTTTATCAGAAGAATTAAAAAATATATCTTTAACTATTGAAAGTAATAGTTGGTATTTTGGAAAGACATTAGCAAAAGTTAATAACATGGTAAATGTGATTAGTCCTAACTGTTTTCTATTTACAAAAACATTATTTTTTATACGTGAGGCAACATATAGCGGTGATGCTGAAAAACAAATACTAACTTTGAATTGTTGCTTACCTGATGTATTTACAGATGGTGAGCCTAAAAATATATTTGGATAATGTTCTTAGCAAATGTACTAGGTAGCGTAATTAGGGGTACTAGGAGAATAGTACAGGTATCGCTATTTAAAAAAGCTAGGGAAATACCACAGGCACTACCGTATGGAGTTGACAGCGCACCAGTTAGGGAAATGGTAGCGGTATATGCTAATACGGCAGATATGGGTAATAGTGTGATAGTTGGGTATGTGTATAAAGATGCAGTTGCAGAAGTTGGTAGTATAAGGTTGTATAGTGAGAATGGTTATGTATATTTGAGGGCTAACGGTAATTTGGAGTTATTGGGGGATAGTAAGCACATGGTAAGATATGAGGAACTAGAAACAGGATTTAACAGTTTAAAGCAGTCGGTTACGGATTTAGTTACTGTATTTAATGCACACACCCATACATCTACAGCTCCTACTACACCTACAAGTACCCCATTATCGGCAGCCATACCACCAACAGCAACAATTACAGGGGCTAAAATAAACGAAATAAAAACATTATGATAGAATATAGCAACGCATTAATGTACGTAACAACAGCCGCTACCATTCAGGATAGGTTGGTTAAGATACGTTTAATTATAGATAAACTTTATATCCTTGCATCAAGTACAAGCGATGCAGGTAATGGCATATATGAGAGTTACGAACTTGATGACGGTCAAGTAAAGATAGCTGCTAAGTATCGCAGTTCAAAACAGATACAAGCGGATATAATAGCGTATGAGAGAATGGAAAATAGGTATCTTGCACAATTAAACGGCAGAAGGTACATTTTACGTGACGGTCAAAACTTTAGAAGAGTATGTTAAAGATATTTGGATTTGAGATTGGTAAAGCAAAGCCTGAAAAACAGGCAGTAAGCACACGCCCCGTAAGGCGTTTTTACCAATACGATATATTTGATGGCGAGAAAAATGCAGGTGCAGTCGGACCAGTAAAGGATTATTTTTTAGATACGCAAGTATTAAGGGCTAGGTCATGGCAGTTGTATTTGGAGAGTGAAATATGTTCAATGGCTATTAACCGTCTTGCAAGGTGGGTAATAGGTAAAGGGCTTGATTTGCGTTCTATACCTGAAACATCATATCTTGCTACCGAAGGGATAAAGCTAAATAGCGAGACATTTAATAATGTAGTTGAAAGTAGGTGGCAAGTATTTGCTAATAGTTGCACTGCTGATTATAGCAACAAACGTAATTTACATGAGTTGGCTAATGATGCGTTAGTAAATGGTAAGGTTGGGGGCGATGTGTTGGTAATATTGCGTATCATAAATGGTTCGCTAAGGGTACAGCTAATAGACGGTGCGCACGTAAGCAATCCGATGTCTACAGGTGTAGCTATCACAGGTGCAGATTTTATTTACAATGGCAATATAGTACGTGATGGTGTAGAGATAAACAGCGAAGGCAAGCCAATAGCATACCATGTAAAGTTTGAGCCGTTTAATTGGGAAAGAATAGAGGCGTATAATAGCAAGACAGGGCAAAAGATGGCATGGCTTTATAGTGGCAATCAGTTTAGGCTTGATGACTATAGGGGACTTGCTATGTTAGCTACAGTAATCGAAAGTGCAAAAACACTAGACCGATACAAAGAGGCTACAGTTAGCAGTGCAGAAGAAAGGGCTAAAATAGCTTACTATATCAAGCATGGTACACAATCAGATGAAGAAGATATATTTGCTAAAAATGCGACCAAGATAAGTAACTATAACGACCAAGATGATGTACCAGTTGATAAGTTCGGTACTATGTTAGCTGAGAACATATACGCCACTACTAACAAACAGACATTTAACATGCCGAGAGATACGGCTATTGAATCATTAGAGAGTAAACAAGAGTTACACTTTAAGGATTTCTTTATGACTATATCAAACGATATATTTAGTGCGGTAGGAATACCACCGAATGTAGCACGTATGATGTACGATAGTAATTTCAGCGCAAGTAGGGCAGCGTTAAAAGATTGGGAACATACGTTAGATGTTGAGCGCAAAAACTTTGCAAACGGCTTTTATTTACCTATATATTCTGTATGGTTAGATATTGAGGTAGCAAAAAATAAAGTACAGGCACAAGGATATTTAAGGGCTTTAATGTCAAAGGATTATTTAACTTTAGAAGCGTTTAAGGCAAGCGCATGGAGAGGTGCAAACGTACCGCATATAGACCCAGTTAAAGAGGTAACAGCCGAGAGATTGAAGCTAGGCAAGATGTTTGAGGATAAGCCCCTTACCACACTTGAAAATGCTACTATTAACGTTAACGGTGGCGATAGTGAGGATAACATGGAGCAAGCCGCAAAGGAAATAGAGCAAGCGGAAAACTTAGGATTGAAATACATAGAACCGATAGTAGTACCAATAAACACAAATAACAATGCAACAAATTAGCATTTTACACCCAAGTTATAAACGCCCACAGTTAGCATTACAATGCTATTTGGAATGGATGTCAAAAGCGGTATATGCCGAAAACATAGAGTATATATTGTGCCTTGCACAGAATGACCCATACCTTAGTGAGTATATGGAAACATTCAGAAGTACTAAGGCTATACGCATTATTCACCCTGAAAACGGATTGGTAAAGCAAGTAAATGCGGCAGCACATGAAGCAAGTGGAAATATATTAGTAGCGGTATCTGATGATTTTAGTTGCCCTAAAGGATGGGATAAGGATTTACTTTTTGGCACTACAGGAAACAAATGTTTTGCGGTAAAAATTAATGATGGTTTGCAACCATTTATAATGACATTACCCATTATGGATAGGGCTTTTTATGACAAAGTAGGCGGTCATATTTACCACCCCGAATACTACCATATGTACGGAGATGAAGAGTTAGCAAATGTAGCTAAGTTGCTAAAGTGTACGATTGAACTACCTTTATTATTTCCACATAACCACTACAGTACAGGAGTGAATAAAAAAGATGAGGTAAATGCGCAGAATGATAGTTACATGATGGTTGATAGGGTTACATTTAAGAATAGGAAAGCTATAAACTTTGGAATATAATGTTACTAAGCATACTGATACCTACAATAGAAAAACGGCACGAAATGTTACAATCTTTATTATCTGATTTGCGTAAGCAGATAGGTGATAATGAGATTGAAATAATAGTATGTGATATTAAAAATGCAACTATAGGTGATAAGCGCAATAGATTGCTAAATGCTGCAAATGGTGAGTATCTTGTATTTATTGATGATGACGATACAATAAGCGATGACTACATTTATTGCATTACTCAGGCGTTATTAAGTAGCCCAGATTGTTGCAGTCTAAACGGTGTAATTACTACAAACGGACATAACCCTAAACGGTTTATACATTCTATAAAATACAATAGTTATTTTGAAAAAGATAACGTGTATTATAGACCGCCAAACCACCTAAATGTAATTAGGTCAGTAATAGCTAAACAGTTTACTTTCCCTACTAAAAACTTTGGTGAAGATACTGATTGGGCTATGCAGATTTGCAAAAGCGGCATGTTAAAAACAGAAGTAGAAATAACCGATACACTTTACTATTACGTTTACCTTACTAATAAATGACAGTATCAATAGTAACCCCTACTACGCAAGACAGGCAAGTATTTAATGAGCGTATTTTTACTATTGGAAAGTTGCAAGATTACCCATACATAGCAGAACATCTATTTAATTACTCAGATAGTATAATAGGAACTAAGCGAAATAAATTAGTATCTAAAGCTATTGGGGATATTATTGTTCACATGGATAGTGATGATGTGTATGCTACAGATTGGGTAAGTAAATGTGTACAGGAGTTGCAAGACAATCCCACAGCCGACATAGTAGGTCTATCGCAATTTTATGCTACAGGTGGGTATAAATACGTAGGTTCAAATACTAGCAAAATAGTATGGGGGGCTACAATGGCATACCGAAAAGAATTTTGGAAGCGCAATAAATTTGCAGACATGCACATAGGAGAGGATTATATGTTTTGCAAAAAAGCAAATACACATATCAACCCATATATTAACGGATTTTTAGCCACTATACATAGCGGAAATACAAGCCCAAAAAATACAACTAACAGCGCATGGGTTAGTCTTTGTCGCAAGGATATTCCCGATAGTCCTTTGGGTACTGCTGAATTATAACATGCAAATTCTTTTTTATCAATTCACCCATACTACAGCCTACATGAGATGCTATATTTTTAACCTCATTATGCTGCTTAGTGCCTATGTTGTTTACTCTTACATCTTTCTTATCC